CCCAGCGGGCGCAGGCGCTTGAGAATGCACTTCGTGAGGCCGGGCCTGGCCGGCTGGTTATGCCAACTTTCGGCGCATGGACTGTATGGGCGCTGCCGTACAGCAAGAGCGCATCACAGACTTCGGTAGGCGAGATTGAGTTTCAGCTTGAGTTCGCCACCAGTCGTGCGGTTGCCGGAATCATTGAGGCGCAAGCCGCGCCCGAAATGGTGTTTGCTGCCGGCGACGACGCACGCGGCGCAATTGGCGGGGCGTTCGGTAAAATCTTCAACGCGCCAAGCGATTCGCTGGGATTTGGTGCAATGATCTCGGATGTCACCTCCGTGGCAAACGAAACATTCTCTGCTGTATCAACTATTTTGAATGCTGATAGTCTTGGTGAAATGACCGGCGCCATTCGCGGACTGCTGGGGAATGTTGGCGGCCTGCTTAACGACCCCATCAATCTGGCTTTGGAGTTCTTTGGCATTGACGAAGATGCTGCGGGCTTATGGCAAATTATCAGCGAAGGTCTTGATACGCTTTCGTCGGTAAGTGCGTTGCTGGACTTCGCAAAGAACTTCGGCAACAACTTCGCGCTGATACAGTCAGATCTTGATAGTGGCGCCAAGGTTTCTCCCGGCACAACAACATCGCTATGGGCGGCTACCACCGTCGACAGGATTGACCGCAATGATGCCCGCGAGGCAATCGTAGATTCCAATCAACTGGCCGCACTGGTTGTTGCATACGAACAAGCCGCCAATGCTGACTACCAGACTGCCGCCGAAGTGCAGGGTATTCGCGAGCAGCTTGAGGATGTCTATACCGAAAAGATGCAGATAGCCGCCCAGGATCCAGAGTCAATCCCTGCTGACCCAGATGTCAGGGAGGCTATGGGCATACTCAGGATTCGCGCGCTTGCAGTTCTTGACCAGAAAGCGCAGTCGGCGTGGCTTACTTCGCAGGTCTTGATTGGTGGCGGTCTGACAGCGCCAACCCTGACCTACCTGCTTTATGCCGAGTCAATCACCAATGATATCGACTCGCGCTCCTATCAGGTTCGCCAGCTAAACCAGCAGGTAAATTGCATGGCCATGTCTGGCGAACTGACCGTATTGAGGAATTCCAATGCTTGAGATCAGGCATAACGGGATTGCATACACGCTGTGGGAAACCGCGACCTATAACCGCTCGCTGGATAACAATTGCGGGCAGTTCTCAATCACTAGTAGCAATCCATTCAATCAGACGTTTCCGCTGAGAGCCGGCGACCGCGTGCAGTTTCTGGTCAACGGTGTCTCGGTAATCAACGGCTTCGTGGATAAGATCACGGCCAGCGGCGACCTCAACGGCCACACGCTGACTATCGCTGGACGCGATAAAGTTTCCGATCTTATCGACAGTTCTGTGCCGGATTCTGTCAAGTCCATGAAGGGGCCGATCAGCCTCAAGACAATGGCTGAAAGAATCATCTCGGCGTTAGGTGCTGGCATCAAGGTTATTGACGCGACTGGCGGTATTGAGAGCTTCAGCGGAAGTGATTTGCAGGCCGCCGAAAGCGGGCAGGGCTGTATGGACTTCCTAGTGTCCTTTGCCAGAAAACGCCAGGTGTATCTAATTACTGACGGTAACGGCGACCTGGTAATCTACAAGCCGCTCGGTCAAAAGGTTGGCACGCAGCTATTGCATCGCCATGATGGCCCGAACAACAACGTCAAAACCGCCGAACTGGAGGTGGATCTAAGCCGACGTTTCAATAAATACGTCGTCAGGACGCAGGTCAACACTGCGGCAGACCCGCTGGCCGGCTACGACAAGCAATCGGTCTCGGTAACTGGCACCGCTACCGACTCAGAGATCAGATCGACCCGCTACCTTGAGATTAAGGGCGAGCAGACTATGACATCTAGCGAAGGCTCTGAGCGGGCTGCGGAAGAGTCAAACCTTCGCCGCGCCAAGGGCCTGACCTACACTGCCACGGTCTACGGTGACGCCCAGGTAAGCGGCAAGCCTTGGGATATTGGATTTCTTGCGGACGTATTTGATGACTACAATGGCGTGCGTGGAGAGCTGCTGATATTTGCCACTGCGACAACAGTCGATCTAGCAAGCGGCTCGATAACAACTATTGGCTGCGGACCAGCAGACGCCTATCGCGCCAAAGCCAGGCCAAGCCGCAAAACTCGACGCAAGAGCAAAGAAGATCCATTTGCGGGGTTTCTATGACGGATACATTGAAGGTTGGCATGCTGGAGTCAGTCACGGACGGCGGCGGCACTCGTCGCGGCACGGCGTCATGGCTCGGGCGTGAAAGCCAGCCAATCCAGTTGGCCAGCCTCTACGGGCTGATATCAAATCCGCCAGCAGGATCGCAGGTGCTGCTGTTACCGCAGAATGGGCAGGAGTCTGCGTGCATTGGACTGGCCGATCATCCAAACTTGCGCCCGGTTCGCGACACGGCATCAGGCGAGGTGGGGTTGGCCAACTATCTGACCGGTTCCTATGTGATGTTTCGTGAGAATGGTGACATCGAAGTATTCACGGAGGCCGGCAGCGTAATAGTAAATATCACGGGCGATGTTACTGCCACGATCACCGGAAATGTCACGGCGACAGTAACGGGCGATGTAACCGCCACTATAACCGGCAACCTAACAGCAACTGCCGCGCAAATAAGTGCAAATGGCGTTATCATTGATCCGGCCGGCAACATCACTACTTCTGGAATTGTGACTGCCGCCGCATTCATTCCGCTCTGATGGTGGCTAAATGCAGGACATTCTGATTCGCGCAAACAGTGACGGCCTCTATGACTTCGTAATCGAAGGCAATGAGTTTGCGTCGGCTGGCGGGTTTGAAACTGCAATACCTGTGTCGCTATTCACAGACGCCCGCGCTCCAGCCGCACTTGTTTCTGAGCCTCGCTATCGGCGTGGCTGGATCGGCAACCTGATGACCGCCGCAACCATGCGTCAACTTGGTTCGATTCTCTGGGTTCTTGATCAATCAAGAATCACGCAGGAACGACTGAACATCGCCAGGCTTGCCGCCCAAGATGCTTTCCAGTGGATGCTCGACGATGGCGCCGCGCTAAACGTATTCGTAGATGTCACGCAAACCGCAAGCACTGGCTTCATAATTTCCATTCAGATCACTGACACCTCAAACGTCGTCAGCCGCTATCAGACCCTTTGGAGAGCGACGGATGCCTCTGTCATACCCAACACTTGAGCAGTTGATTGAGACGGCTCGCGCAGAGTTTCGTCGACAGCTTCCGAATGTCGATCCGACTGTATTCGGCTCATGGTCGCGCGGCTTCATTGATGGCTGCGGCGCAATGGCCCACGCTATGGGCTTTCTGGTTCGCGATCTTGAGCAAGAGATGTTCCCGCAGACCGCTACCGATGAGTTTCTTGATCGGTGGGGCGGATACGAGGATTTGCCGCGCAACCCAGCGACCGGAGCAAGTGGACTGGTCAGCCTGAATGGCACAGTCGCCACACTGATAAATGCTGGCGAGCAGTTTACTGGATCGAACAATGTTGTTTACGAGGTGATCACGCCAGCAGCCGTTGAGGTTGTGGCGTTCCTTCTGTCTTCACTTACTCGCTCTGGAACGACGGCAACTGCAATTACAGCCGTGCCTCACAAGCTTGCCACCGGAATGACGACAACCATTAGCGGCGCCACGCAGACGAATTACAACGTGTCGGCGCAGGTAACTGTGACGGGCGCCAACACATTCACCTATCAGGTTGCCGGCGCCCCAGCAACTCCGGCTACCGGAACAATTACCGAGACCAGCAACTTTGCCACCCTTAGCGTTCAGGCGCTGACTACTGGGCCGAATACCAACTTGATTGCAGGCGCCACAATGAATAGTGGCATTGCTGGAACTTCGTCGCTGGCATACGTGCAGTTTAGCGGGATCGGCGGGGGCGCCAATGTTGAAAGCGACGAAGACTACCGTGACCGAATCATTGAAAGCCGTTCGAATATCAGCGGCGTATTCACCGAAGACCAGATCAAGATTGCTGCGCGCACTATCCCCGGCAACACCCGCGTATTCGTTAAGCGCCCAGTTACAGCGCTCGGCAGTGGAACTCAAGGGCTGCCATCGTATAGTCCGGCAGCAGGCCAGGTAGTAGTTATCGTGGTTCGCGATGACGACGCAAACATTATTCCGACGCAAAGCGTTCTGGATCAGACCAAAGCGGCGATTATTGCAAAGGGAAGATTGCCCGCGCACACTCGCGCAGATGATGTCTTTGTTCTTGCTCCGGTTGCGCAGGTCGTAGATTTTGCGTTCTCTGCAATTCTGCCAAACACCGAAACCATGAAGACTTCTATCAGAAATCAGTTGACAGCATTTTTTCAGGATAGCGTAACGTTTGAAGAAGACATTCCAGCGCCAAGCTATCAGGGAGCAATCCAAAATACTCGCGACCTGGTTACCGGTGAAAGACTGCAATCATTCATACTGACGTCACCTCCTGGGTCAATCGTTGTGGCGGACGGCAATATCCCAGTGCTGGGCGCGGTGACATTCCCATGATGAAATTTGAGGCGGCGTCAAATGAGGAGGCCGCAAGACAACTTGCGTCGACTATTCCTGATGGCCGAGCATGGCAGGCTAAAAGCATTCCAGGAACCAGCATGTATGCTGTGGTTAGCGCTTGCGCCGCAGAGTTCAGGGAAATACAGATACAGATTGAAACGCTTGCGCGAGAGTTTGATATAAATCTCAGCGACCAATTATTGCCGGACTGGGAAGCATCCTGCGGACTTCCTGAAGAATGCATCGGGCAAATGGCATCGCTCGAAGATCGACGTAACGCGGTAATCCTGAGACTGCGCAAGATCCCATTTGTCACAAAGGAAGATTATGAGAATCTTGCATTTCAGCTTGCCGGCCTAAATGTAACAGTAACCCCTGGCGCAGAGATCGAGCTTTTCCCGCTGGACTTTCCGATCCACTTTGCTAGCGGCAACTCTTACTTTAAGCTATACGTGACATTCAATGATGCCATAGGCGGATTCCCGTATTTGTTCCCGTTCAATTTTGTATCGACCGGCGACAACATCATACGCTGCGTATTCGAGCAGATCGCCCCAGCCAACGTATTAATTATTTTTCAGTGAGGCCATAAAATGCAGGATTTTGGTACAAAGGCCGACAACTCCCCGCCTCCTGGCGGCCAGCTTTCCGCCGCAGAATTTAACAACATCGCCGCAGAGAACGAAAACGCAGTCCTAAAGTCCGGGCAAGCGCTAAGCGGCGCATCGGATACGCAGCTTGCACAGTCAATGTTCCTGCATGCCGTTAAATCTGAGTCGTTTCAGGATAGCGGAACAGCGAATGCTTACGTGGTAACGCCAATATCTGGCGCGTCCGGGGTATCTCTTCCAGGCGCCTATACCGCAATGAATGGCGCGGTAATTTCATTCAAGGCGGCATTCTCTAATACCGGGGCGTCGACGATAAATATAGGTCAGACGACTGGCACCCTGATCGGCTCCAAACAAATCCTGACGCAGGCCGGCACTGCAATCCCTGCCGGATACATAGTTTCCGGTCAGTATGTTCAGATTTCTTACAATTCAGCGCTAAATGCCGGAGCCGGAGCGTGGGAAATTCTTCCGTGGGGCCTCAATAGTGGGCGGCTAATCAGGCGATCAATATACCGAAATAGCGCTGGCACGCTGCAGGTGTCCATTGACGGCGCGGCATACGTCACGGCCTCGTCCACTTTCACCCCCCTAGCCAATACCGCTAGAGTCAAGGCGTTACTTAATGGAGCTGGAGGTGGCGGCGGACTAGCATCCAGCACCCCAGCAGGACAAATCAGCCTTGGCAGTGGCGGGGCGGGGGGCGGGTGGTGTGAAAAAACGCTGCTTAGTGGGTTTGGCGGCCTAGCCATCGCCGTAGGCCAGGGGGGCGCGTCAGGGGCTAATGGCGGCAGCACATCATTCGGCCCGTCACTCTCCGCTCCAGGTGGATCGGCGGGCGGGACCGGGCCTGGTGCAGCATCAAACCCTTCGTTTGTTGGCGGGACTGGTGGATCAACAGGAATTGGCGGCGATATAAACGGCCAAGGCGGCAATGGTGGCTCTGCTTGGTACGGCTCAACGCCAATATCTGGCAAAGGTGGCAGCTCAATTTTTGGTGAAGGCGCATACCCTGTTGGCGCAACTGGAAGCCCTGGCAACCCAGCGCAAAGTATTGGCGCTGGTGGATCTGGAGGCGGCAATGGAGCCTCGGTGGCAACCAACACGCTCGGAGGCACTGGTGGATCTGGAACATTGATTATCGAGGAGTATTCAGCATGAAAATTTATGCGCGAGCTGATAACGGCTATATCGTGGAGATCATTCTTCCGGCGGTTTATGACGCAGAAGATCCATCTTGGCAGGAGGGTGAGCCAAGCAGAATCGGTCAGGAAATTCCGATTGAACTTAGATTTCACCCTATCTTCGTCGCCAACATGGTGGAAATAAGCCAGATGGTTCCCCGGCCAGAGGTTGGCTGGGGCGCCGTAAAGAATGGTGACAACTGGATTATCACTTCACCTGAAAATGAGCCGCCTGATTTGATCGCCTTGGCGGCCGCCGCCAGATATGAGCGAGATCGTTTGCTGTCCGAGTACGACAAGGGCATCAACATGGCTCTAAGGGCTAGAAGGATGGCTGACACACCCGAGCAAGAGTCTTATGCTGACGGAAAGATTGTAGAGCTGGACAACTACGCCAAGTCGCTTGAAGAAATTCCAGAGCAGGCAGGATTTCCGCTTTCTATTAACTGGCCGGTCATGCCAGCCAAATAACCACTATCAAAAGGATGTATAGTAATGGCAGCTAAAAAACCTGCGAGCAAACCAAGTGCAGCGCCAAAACCGAAAGCCAAACCGTGTGGTAAAAGTCCTGTTACTGGTCGTGCTGGTGGCGTTGGTCACTCGACACCTTCTGCCCGCCCTGCCGGAGCTGGAGAGTGATTTTGTCTGGAAGTCTCTGGATGTGTTCCGCGCCATCGGAATGGCTGGCGCACTAGGACTCTGCGCCACGCTAACCCAGTGGCGCATGCTCCGCTTAAAATGCTTGATAGCCGCCTTGTGCGGCTATTACATTTCCGATGCAATCGTCTGCGCAACCTGGTACATCTGGCACTTCCCGTCGCCAATTTCTGCACTCATCATCCAGGGCGCCGGAGCCATCGCGGCATTCAGCTTCTACTGGTGGCGCTCATATACTCAGCCATCGGACTATCTAGAGCATGGCCGTCTATTCTGCGTCCGCCATATTCCCTGCAATACTCAAGACTTCCTGATATCCATGTCTGGCCTATATGGCCCAGATGGCGGATATTCATTATATGCAAACGGGTTTCTGTACAAGTTCTCCGGTGGTCGTCTAGTTCGGCGCAAGGTTTCAAGCCTGCCAGCAATTAGCTATCATGTAACGCGAGGCGCCAAGTTAGACGAAGCCCTCATCTCTCGACTGGACAGCCTGATCGGCATGCGATGGTCGTTAAACAAAAATTGCCTGACCGTATTGGGGCGCATCTGGAGAGAGCATAGTGGGCGAGCCTATTAAGGAAGGGATCGACTTCATCCGGTCTGAATTCCTGGCTGCGGCGTTTGTTGGGTCAATCATACTGCTAACCTTTTGGCCGCCGTCTTCGAGAACCAAGCC